ATAACTTTGTTAAGAGCTCTAACAACTTTTCTCACTTCACTATAAAGTAAGTTATAGTTAAACTCACCTTTCTCAATAAAGTTTTTCAATACCATCGAAGATAGTGTACAGATTGCCGTAGTTTCTTCATCGGTGTATTGGTAAATCTCATTACAAAGATTTGATTGTTTAATCACCCCAATGTTTTGGTGGTTTGTTTTCTTGTTAGCATTATCTTTAGAACATAAGTAAGGAACACCAGTTTCAACTTGTGATTCGATAATCTTAGTCCAAACATCTTGAGCCTTAACTTTTTTACCAAGACCTAACTCAACCGCTTGGTTGTAGTTTGCTTCGTATTCGTCACCATAACATTCTTGAAGTGGTTTTATACCCGCCTTAATAATGTCGTTAGGACAAAACAAATACCAATCAGAACTTTCCTTTACCGCTCTCATGAAGTTGTCAGGAATCCAAAGAGCTGTGAATAAATCTCTTGCTCTTAATTCTTCCGCACCTGTGTTCTTTTTAATATCTAACAAGTCCATAACATCTTTGTGCCATGGTTCGATGTAGATAGCAGCACTACCAGGTCGTCTTCCTTGTTGGTTAAAGAATCTTAATGACTCGTTAACTATTTTCAAATACTTCAACAATCCACCCGCAAATCCACCTGATGAATTGATACGACTTTCTTTACTTCTGATGTTAGACATTGATAAACCAATACCTGCAGCGTCTGAAGAATAAGTTGAAATATCATTCAGTGTTTGTAATAAACCATTACGTGAATCTGAGTTATTATAATGTAAAACACAAGACGCTAATTGAGGGACTTTGGTTCCTGAATTAATAATTATTGGTGTCGCTGGTGAAATAAGTTGATTTGATAATGAATGGTAATATTCAACCGCTTCTTCAAATGAGTTTGTTACCCATAGAGCAACTCTCATGTACATGTGTTGTGGTCTTTCTATTACTTTACCTTGTGGTGTTTTTAGTAAATACATTTCTTGTAATGAACGCCAAGCAAAGTAATCAAAGTTATAATCATTCTCATGATTAATAACCTCATCAATTTTGTCATGACCATAAGAGTCCATGATTTCAATTAACTTGTCATTGATTACACCAGTTGAATGTAACTCCATAATAGTCTCACAAAAACTATCATTAGTTTCTTTGTGGTACGCAGAAATTGCAACTGACGATGCTAATCTTGAATAGTCGTGGTGACTACCAGTATAAGCCGCAGCAATTTCGTAAACTAACTTATCCAACTCTTTGGTTGTGATAAGTCCTTCAGTTGGGACTGATGTAATGACTTTGATGAAGATTTCATCAGAGTTTACGTTCAATCCTTTTGCCGCACGTTTAACTCGATTATAGATTTTTTGAGGATTAAATGATACGTCCTCACCGTTTCTTTTTTTAATTTTTAATGACATCATATTGTTTTAATGTTAGAAATCTTCCTCAAAGGAGATTGTTTCATTTAATTTTGCTTTTTGATATTCAACCGTTCTTGACTCAAAGAAATTTCCTTTTGTCTCAACAGCAATTTGTTCCATAAATTTAAATGGTTGTTCAACATTGAATTCTTTTTTACAACCCAACTTAACTAACAAACCATCAACAACGAACTCAAGATATTGTTTCATTAAGTTTGAGTTCATACCAATTAAAGATACTGGTAATGATTCAGTGATAAATTCTTTTTCAATTTCTAATGCCGATAATAAAATTTCTCTAATTCTTTTTTCACTTGGTCTGTTTTCAACGTGGTTGTTTAACAAGTGGATTGCAAAATCACAATGTAAGTTTTCATCTTTAAAGATTAAAGAATTGGCATTACACAAACCTTGCATGATACCTCTTGATTTCAACCAAAAGATTGAACAGAATGAACCTGAGAAGAAGATACCTTCAACCGCCGCAAACGCAACCAATCTTTCTTGGAACGATGCTTTCTCAATCCAATCCAAAGCCCATTTAGCTTTCTTTTGAACTGCTGGTAGATTGTCCAATGCGGTGAAACATAAATTCTTTTCTTCCTCATTTGAGATATAAGTGTCAATAAGAAGTGAATACATCAAGCTATGGATGTTCTCCATCATAAGCTGGAACCCGTAGAAAAATTTTGCTTCAGGGTATTGTACCTCACGATAAAAGTTTTCAGCCAAGTTTTCATTAACGATACCATCAGAAGCCGCGAAGAACGATAAAATGTTTTTAACAAAATATTGTTCGTTCTCAGATAGATTATTCCAATCTCTGATGTCATTAGTTAAATCTACTTCTTCAGCCGTCCACAATGCCGCTTGGTGCATTTTGTAGTATTCCCAAATATCATTGTGCTGGATTGGGAAGATAACAAACCTATTAGGGTTCTCTATTAATATTTTTTCCATAATTGTTTTTTGTGTTTTTTTTTACGATTGTTTTTGTTCTTCTCTTTGTTTTCTCTTTTCCAAAAGTTCCTTAACTCTGTCTCTTTTTCTTTCCTCTTGTTGTTCTTCAAAACCTAAGAATGTTACCGACGATTCAGTATCAATTTCAAGTAGTTCGTTGTTGAACTTACAGTTCTCAAACACTACCCCATCTTTACCAATACGTGATTTGGTAATCGCAATAGTTGCTAAGTTCATTTCTTTTTGTTGTAAAGTTTTCGCCACGGAAATGATAACGTGTCCAACTTGTGCTTTCTTAATAGAACCACCCATCTGGTCGGTGGTAACAACCTCAGAAGATATAGAGCTTCTGTTACCCTGTGTTGCTGTCCATCCTACTAATGATAGTTCGTGACACATTGCCTCGAAACCTCTCATTACGGAACCTTCAGCCTTCCATTCATCTTTACTTGTACTCTCAGGAACCACACAATCGATATAGTCCAAAAGAACCAAGTCAATCTTAGTACCATCAGCAATCATCTTTCTGATTTGGTTTTTGATTTGGTTCATTGACATCGAATCCGATGGAAGTTTTTTCAAGATTAACTCGTTCTTCATCGTTTCTTTGATGTCAGTGATTTTAGCCATTACTTCCTCTTTGTGTTTTACCAAGTTGTCTGGTTCGATACCCGTCCAAAGTGTGAAGTGTTTACGTTGTACAATCTTTGGGTTGTCCTCAAAAAAGATTTGAAGTACATTGTATCCAAGATTAAACGCATTGTTCGCAATCTTTGTTAAGATAGTTGTTTTACCAACACCTGTAGGTGCTAAGATAACACCAATTTCTCCTTTTGCCAAACCACCTTTAAGTAGTCTGTCAATACCTGGTATTCCAATCGCAATTGGGTGACGGAAGTCCTCATCAAGTACGGTGTCAAGGTTAGAGAAGATATCAGTTGTTCCTGTATCTCTTTCCCCAACCTGAAGAGCTTCACGTACCAAACCTTCAACTTTGTCATAAGATTCAAAGTCACCTTCGGTAATGATTTTTTGGGCTTTGTCCATCGCCTTCTGTAATTCTTGTTGTTTACAGAACTTCAACGCTTTTTCTTGAACGAACATTGTTCCTTCAAATGGTGCATCTTTTACTTGTTTGATAGTGTCAAGGACAATTTTTGCAACTAATTCTTGTGAAATTTCTGATTTTACAATCTGCTCAAGAGTATCGAAGTTAGGGGTAGATTGGTATTTTGCGTGGTACTCCTTGGTCATTTGCAAGATAATCTTGAAGTATTTGTTATCAAAATAAGAACTCTCAATTACATCCATAATTGATGTAGAAAATTCTTTATCCACGATAAGTTGGTTTAAAAGTTGTATTTGGAATGTATTCCCTAAGTAATCAAAATTCTTGTTCATATTGTATTTTTTCGTCCGTCTGTTTTATTAAATATAGCTCACTTTAAGTCAAATCCCAAATAATCAAAAGATAATTTTTGAGCTGAAAAAATGTCAGTTAATTCTTTTAAAACGTCTTTCAAAAATGGTCGTACATCAACCGTATAACGAACTTTTGGTGGGAACAATTTTCCGTCAAAATTTCTATGACAAATTGTCTGCTCCCCAATTTTAACGTAAAGGTTAAATTCTTCTTTACCATCAGTAAACGATGTGTCCATAATTGCAGGGTCTGTAACAATCGCATCTTTGTTGTCCATCATGTACACAACTGTTTTCATTTTTAAGTTGTACTCAAGGGAATCTTTAAGTCGTTTAATAAACTCGTATAACTCCAAAGAATTTTTTGCTTTTGGGTTGTACCCACGAACATTAAAAAATCTCTGAACAACGATGTTGTCATTCAACGTAAGTAAGAATTCCATTTTGGTGCTGTCTTGCTCTTTCATAATTTAATTTTTGTTTGTATTTCTTTTTTCTTTTCTTGTTAATTTCATAAAGGGTTTGAGGAAGTTAACCCAATCTTCATCGTTCTTGGGTAGATACTTAAAGAGACCATCTTCCATCATCATTCTCATTAAGTTCTTATATCCCCTATCTGTAGGGTCTATAGTGTCGGTTAAAATCTGTTCAACTAATTCTTTTCCATCGGCAGTAATTAAAGGGTTTGTAAGGTCGACTATCTTTTTGTTGGTTGTATAAAACTCTTCTCCAAATATAGTTGATTTAGTTTTACCAGTCAAAAGATTTGTCAATGTTTTGGAAGGTTTCTCTTGCGGGAGATTTCGTGCATAATCCAAGATTTCTTCGATAGTGCATGGTTTCTCCTGCAATTGTGGGAATAACTTAACTAAAGTTTTTTCTCCAAGTCCTTGAATACCATCAATGTTATCGGACTTGTCTCCTGTGAATACTTTAGTCACCAATACATTATAGTGAGGGATGTCCACCTTGTTGATGGAAATCATATCTCCGTTTTTAAAGTATTGTTTTGTGATTGGGGAGTAGATGGTTACATTCTCGGAGATAAGTTGTGTAAGGTCTTTATCCGCAGAAAAAATGATAATCTGTTCGTCTTTGGATATCTTACAATAATGAGCAATGAGGTCATCCGCCTCATTATCTTCAACCTCAATTTGTCTTACGAAAATTTCTTCGAGATATTGTTTGACACGAGCTCTTTGATACAAATACGATTCGTACTTGTATTCATTCATACTCTCTCGTCTGTTCTCTTTGTATTGGGGATAAATTGATTTTCTTATAGATGAATTTGATTCACCATCCCAAAATACAACAACCTTATCATGGTTGTGTTCTTCAAGGAATTTACGGAGTATATTCACAAAGTGAAATACTCCGCCCACGTGGTCTCCGTTGTTAAAAACATCTTTGGCTCCGTGGAATCCTATTTTAAATAAGTTATTACCGTCTACTAATAGTGTCTTAATCACATTTGTGATTTAAATGGTGAAACAATATATTAATCCTCTTTTTCTTCTTTCAATGTGAAATCACCGTCAGTTCCAATAATTTCTTTCCAATAGTCAGCGTGTTCTTTTTTGTATGACTCAATGGACGCTTTTTCTTCTGACGCTTCTTTACCTGCCAAGAATCCGTGTGGTGTCACAATAATCTTACCGTCTTCATAACCTAAACCATTGATGTGGTTTTTCATTACGGAAACTTTAGTTCTAATTGCAAACTTAACACTTCTCTTATCTTTGGTTGCAGTAATCTTATTTGTTCCTGCACCTTTTTGATTACCAAATAAGAATACTAATGATGAGTTTAACCAAATAGCTTCACCACCTTTAGCTTTAATTTTTGGTTGACCAAATGGATTGTCAGGTAATTCAACCCAAGGTTGGTTAACGATAACCAATGTGTTTTCGTATTTTGAATCAGATTTACGTGAACCTGAAATACGTTGATTGATACCCATACCGATTTTATCCGCTAATACAGATGCGTTGTGTTGTTTACCACCTTTACCATCAAATGTCATCTTACAAGGAACTGAACCAACTGAATCCCACAAGAATAATAAACTGTAATCCAATTCACCTTTTTCTTGTGCGTCTAATAAACTATTAATGTAGTCAGTAATTTGTTCAATGTAATCAAAGTCATTGTTGAAGATGTAAAAACCATCCCAATCAATCTCACCTGTTTCTTCATCGACAACTTCCTCACATTCAAAACCCATAAGTTTTGCGTGTTCAAAAGACCATTTCTGCTCTGTAATAATGAATACAGGTAGAATACCTTTCTTTTGGGCATCAACTGCAGATTTAACTAAAGCAGTTGTTTTACCTGTATCAGAGTGACCCAAGAACATATTTAAGTGCCCAATCGCAGGACCAGGTAGTCCAACCGCATCCAAGAAGTCAGGACCTAAATCAAAAAATCTCTGTGGTTTGTATTTAGCCGAAGTAGAGAATTTTTTCTTTACCGCACTAAAATCGTTCTTTTTAATCGCCATAATTCGTTGAATAAAATTGTTTTAGGGTTACAAGTTTATCTGAAGCGTTTGCAAGTTTTTCGACAAAATTATCCATTTCTTCCAAGTGTTGAGGGTGTTCCCCAATTCCTACCGCATTCTCCATATAAACCATTAATGTTGCCTCAGCTTCAGCAACTTCACTCTCGTATTTCAATACAAGAGATTCAAACATTTTTTTTCCTATTCTATTTTCCATGTGTTATTTTTTATAAAAGAAAAGAGCTTGGACACTACGTCTAAGTAAATGTCCAAGCTCAGTTAAATTAGAATGGTAATTCAGAGTCAGCTTCGTCGTTAGCCTGTGGGTCAACGATTGGTGTAGACTTACCACCACCGATAGATGTTGTAGATTCAGTATCGTTTGAATATACATAACCACCTTTTTCACTATCCCATTTTGGAGTTTCTCCACGAGCAATCGCCTCAAGATAATCAACAGGTTTTTTAGAATATACGTCCATCCAAGTCATCTCGTCATTAATCCAAGCATCTCCTTGAGCTTTGTCTTCATGAACAGGAGCTGGGTCATCGTACATGATTGTAGAAATACTTGTGTACTCTTTACCTGCAGGTGTTTTAGATTTTGTCAATTCGATAACAAGGTCACGTCCTTTTTCAGGGTCGGTGATATCTCCTTTGTTTCTCCAAATTGGAATGATTTTATCCAAGATACCATCATTCTTATAGTTGTGTTTAAATCTCCAAAATTTAACACCATCTTCTTCGTGGTCACGGTCGATAACCTTAACGATGTAGAATTTACGAGATTTGTATTGTTTTGCCAATTCTTTGTCTGACTCTTTACCCGTAGACATCAACTCTTCGTAAACCTCATTCAAAGGTGAACGCTCGTTGTCATTTTTTCCTGGGTCATAAAATTTGTTCCACTGACCACCAACTTGAATTTCGTGATACCATGCTTCTTTGAATGGTGAAGAACCATCTGCTGTTGGGAGGATACGTACTCTACGTTGTCCTGATTTCTCCTTGTCAGAAAGGATACAAGCGAAATACTTTTTCATTCTTTCGTCTTGTGACATTTTACTTTGGGCCCCGCCCCCTTGTTGTGCTTTTTCGTACTGTGCCAATACGGCGTCTAATGAACTCATCATGTTTTTATATATTTAAGTTTAATTTGTTTTACAATTATAGTCTAGTTTTACCACTTTGTCAAATAAAAAAAGGTCACCTTTTGGGTGACCTTACATTATTTGTTGTGTTTGTTATTTGTATTTGAATTCGTCTTCAAATCCGTTACCTTGGAAAGAATTCTTAATATCGTTAACATTGATGTCGGTCACGTCATCAGGTGTTAAAACATAATCATTTTTTCCCGTCTTTTCCATCTCTTCCGACTTATCATCAAAAAATTGTGATAATTTTTGACTGTAAGGATATGAGTCATAAGTTCTTAACTCCAATTTTTCTTGTGGAGTTTTTTCACGATACTTCTCGATTTTGTTTTCAAGAGCATTTAACTTATTCATAATCGCATCCATCTCACCTAATCTTGATTCCAATTTACCTAATTGTCCAAATAAGTTTTCAAAGTAATCGTCTTGTTTTGATTGAATGTCTTTTTGAGTGGTAACCAATTCAGTAATGTCAAGTTCTTCACTATCACCACCTTCTTCGGTACCTTTTTCCATTGATTCACCTTCATCATCGATTTTCTCAACATCAGGGTCATTTTCAACATCGATAGGTGTTGCAGGTGCCTCTCCCGCTGGTGGTGCTCCCGCAGCATCAGGTGCTGGTGGTGGAACCGCCGCTGCGTCTGCAGGTGGTGGAGGAGGTGCCGCTCCTGCATCAGGTGCAAGTGCAGCTAAATCATCAGGAGCTGACTCTGTTGCCTGTTCCAAAATATACTTGTTGATACTTCTGTATCTTTCAATTTCACTTAATATTTTTTTGTCTATACCCATTGTATTAACCGTTTAACAATTGCTTTATACCTTTAGATGTTTCAACTCTTACTTTTCTATTGGCAGTTGTTTGGTGACCAGCTCTTTCAATAAGACCGTCTCTTTCTCTAACAGTATAACAATCTCCCGTATCTAAATCACAAACTTGTTTAGTACCGTCACCGTTATCTTCTTGAGAAAATCTTGTAGATTTACCAAGGTAGTTGTCTAATGCTGTTTTAATATCCATAATTATGTTTCTATATAAATATATCGTTATTTGTTAAATTATTGAGGGAATGCAAATGGGAAGAATTGTGTTGCACTACTATTTTCATTTGGTTGTTGTATTTTTCTAGCACTTATTTTTAACTTACAAAGTACTCTACTAGTACCTTGTGGAATATCAATACCTTCATTTTCAAAATAAAATAACACATCTTCAGCATTTATCACATATGTTGTTGGATTATTAAAGAAATCATCCATGTAACTAGAAGGTATTGTTCCTTCACCTAAAACAACTTGAACAACTTGATTGTTAGATGTTGCACTCATTCTTACAAATTGATACGTCAATGATGGCAGAGGAGCACTTAAGTATAACCATTCAGCATTTCCTAAAAATCCGCCAGGTATTAATTCAGGATTGATTTTCACTGTTAGTTCATAATCATTAGCATCAAATTCCGATACCATAACCACAGGTCCTGTTTGTTGTGGGTTGGTATTACTATTTGGTGGTACTGCAGGTACAACTGTTGGTGGAGCAGGAGTAGGTTGTTGAGGATTGTATGTAAATGTATTTGTGGTGGTGCCACTACCATGAATACCATAAACACTAATGGTGTTGTTTTGAGGTACGGTCGTATTACTAAACGGTACAACTACCACAACACTTGCAGAATTATTTATTGTAATACCAGTAGTCACGCTAACATTGTTTATTGTGACAGATGTAATACTACCCAAGTCAGTTCCTGTTAAATTTAATATGGTTCCCGTAACACCTGTTAATGGTGAGAACGATGTAACATTAGGTGGTAAACATGATGGTGGTGGTGGATTTGACGTGTTTAAATTATTAGTTGCACCTTTACCACCACTAGCAATTTGTTGAGCCTGAGCATCACCCGCAGTTTTAATTGTTTTTGCTGACGCAACATTTAATTGTACGTCACCAGCAGACTTAATACCTTTTTTAACTGTATCAATTGTAGTTTTAAATTCATTTTGATTTTCATCAAAATATGATGGTGGTATGTTAGGATTCGCACTTGTAGCTGGTAACCAATAACAAACATAATATTTTGGTAAACCTAATGGTGCCTCCCCATTTTCACCGTAGAATATTCTATTAATATTCGGTGTTAATCTTGCAACCATAAAACTTAAAAACTTATCAAGGTTTTCAAAGTTAGCAATTGGCGTTGATGATGGTGAACCCGTAGAATTTGGTACGTCAACACAAGACGCTTGTTTCTGTATAAAATATTGTGTACTTGGTCCCCAATAAAGTGATAAATCTACGTTGGCAAAGTTGTTATTATAACCATAGAAACTATCTTTATTGAACGTCTTAATATAACACATTAAATAAATTAATACTTGTAAATCAGGATTGTCAGTTTTATTTCTAATTTCGTCCGCTAACTGCAATGGAGATAAAGTAATTGTTGCCGATTCTTTAAAATCACCCCACGTCGAATAGTTTGTATTAAGTTTTTCTGTACATGAGTTAACTGAGGCCGCAACATTATTACCTTGTTGTTGTAACAATGCCGTCTTATTAATATTTGTAGTAGGTTTGTTTGGCTTATTATCTTTTTTGGCCAATATAGCACTTTCAATTTGAGTTAATAAGTTTTGATTAATACTTTGAAGTAAGTTATCAATTGACGGTAAGTCGTAAATACCTTGTCTAACCCCCGTAAAACTTGTTTGGAATTCACCAGCATTTATTGTATGACTTACATCAGTAATTAGATAAGGTCCATTGAACATCGGAACGTGTCTTAAATTAAAATACATTGTTGGTTGTATCAACGCATTTCCAAATGATACAATATTACACTGATAACTTCTTTGTTTGTAAAGATTATATAATCCCACATTTTGAGTTGCACTGTTTTTTCCATTGGCCTGATTAACCATATTCAATTGTGTTTGAATTGTTTCAGACGTTGCCTTGCCACTATCCATTGAAACGTTAAATGAGTAGAAAATATTTTGATTTCTAGTTCCAATATCAACATTAAATCCTACACATCTATTGGAAACTGCCCAATCTTTTTTACCTTGTTGATTTTCAATTAAAGGATTTTCCGAAGCTCTTCTTAACTCAAATGAATCATTTCTATACCTTGAATTACCTTTTGGTAAATCTAAGTGCGCCGATGGTAATCCAGCATAAAAACAAACCATTTTTGGGCCTGATTTTCTATAGTCAACATCAAGGAATGTTCCCCACATATTATCGGCAAATTCTAATGAGCCCTCAGTGTTTTGTGAAATTGTTGTACCATCCACATCTTGTACATTGTAGAAGTTAACATACGCAGGTAATGGCATCACATTAAATTTGTTTTTAATCAATATACCACTTAAGAATGTAAAAACACTCATTTCCATATTCATGGACGTTTCTTCAAAAGTTTTTGTACCCAACAAAGTATCTTTTAATGATATGATGTCAACGATTATTGTGTCACCAATATTTCTTGATGCTCTGTCTAAAAATAAGAAATCTTCAAATAATGTCTTACTTGTAAAATCACCACCCGAAATCCATTTGTCATTTAAGGCCTTAAAAACTTCATAGTTTTCAACTTTACTTTGTTGTCCATCAATTACACTTTGAATTGATTTTTCAGGAAGTTCTTGTTGGTTTGGTAACTTAGCCCTAACTCGATTTAATACTTGGTTCAAGAATAAATCTTGTAATGCAGATGTACCATCTAAGTAAGTTTGTAATCTTGATTTAAATTCATCACTATTCAGTGTTGGTGTCAATAACTTTTGAGTCGCATATTGTTTTATCAGTTGGGAACACAATGTAATGTTAGCAACCGAAAACTCAATATTATTGTCTATAAAGAAATCGGTAATATATGAACCTTGGTCCGTGTAAACCAAATTTTGAATCGTCGAAAATCCAATTTCAGTTTCTAATGCCAACCATTGTGATTGAAATAATGCTTTGGATTGTGCCAACGTAATAGTACCTCCTGCCGATGGTAAAGAATTTGTAACATAAGTCCCAAAATTTATAGGGTCAACAATATCATTTGCCCCTCCATTTGAAGCCAAGAAAGAATCCACAACTCTTCGTTTGTAGTTTGAAGGATTACCGTATTTCAAAATAACATCATACTCCAAGAAAGACTTTATTGTTGTTGAAAATGATGATAGTTGTGTGTTAGGTATTGTATTAAAATACTCAGTAGTTGTTTGACCCGCATTACTTTCAATGGTCATAAGACTTCTGAACAAATATTGGAAATTTTTATAAACCGCATTATTATCTACAGGAGACTGACCAATTGGAACCGCAACTTGCGGTCCTAACTCAATATCCGCAACGGGTCTACTAAAGTTTAAAAACTCTTGTTCAAACTTATCTAAAATACTTTTATCAAAAACTGAAAATATTTCTTCGATATTTGAATATTCATCTGTAATTAAAAATTTAAATGGTGCTTGTTTTGTATTACCAGTTAAAATTTTATTTAGATACTTATCAGGACTCGGTTTAATTATCTCGTTACTTTTGAAGTATCCATAATTTGGTGCCGCCCATAATAATCTAACAGACCCATTATAAATTGATGGGTCATTTAAGAAAGAAAAGTTTTGAACGTTGTTTTGTAATAACTCAGAGCTAACTTGATTGAATGGTGTACCAAATGATGGTACGATGAAATACTTAATACTTGTAGTATTTTGATTTGGAGAACAATTTCCTGAAAGCGCTGGTAAGTCCATAACAGTATCAGGTAAAATAACAGACCAAGTTTGTATTGTAGATGCCGTTGGACTTCCTGTCGCAATACCAACATTTGAACTTGTTGGTATAACGTTTGAGTCTACAAAATTATAGACTTTCATGCCACCATTTATACTTGCCTGAATTTCTTGATTATCATAATTAACGTATAAATCATAACCATTATAAAATACGTTAAAGTCATTTATAACTTTAGGGTAAAATCCTGTTTGTATTTTTTGGATTGTTGGGTCTGAAGTATTTTGTAATGTTATTTTTTTAACACCATCAAACTCAAATTCATATGTTTTTGTATCCGCACTTGTTATCGGGTCATAATTAGTTTTATAATCAAAATTAGTCCACGCACTATCCAAGAAATCAACTCCGTTAGTTTTGTAGTACTTGTATCGATACCATATTGAACCCATTTTAAGGACCCAAGAATATGGCATTTTATGGATAGCACCAAACTTTTTGAAACAAGAAGCAATATAATCTAACTCACTTGACGCACCATCTGTTCTATATCTCTCTCTTAGTGATGCAAGTGGTAATGAATTAATGAATAAATAAGCCGCCTGAACATAAGGATGTTTATCTTTTCTTCTCCAATTGTAAACACCGTTTTGAATTGCATTTACCATGTAAGGAGTATTCAACATTGAAGTTGTTGTTTCTGTAGTTGCGTTCGTAATTGCTCTTGTATGAGTAATATAACTTTCCGTTGGTACAAATTCGTCAGGATTTTTTCTTAGAGTATAAAATACGTTAAGCCCTGTTTCAGAAATTTCAGTGGTTGGATTTGAAACTTTCAAATACGAAAAATTAGTAACTGGTCTATTCGTCGTATAGTTATAAACACTATTGAAATTTGAAATTACATTTCTTTCTTTAAAAACGGTCAATACTTGTTTAGTATCATACACACCATTACCTTGACTTCTATTACTTTGACTCATGTTTTGAGAAACCCAAGATGGATTTGTAAAAGGATAAGTGTCAATTATCAAAGGTTCACTTGTCGCATTTTTAACCAATTGCTCCAGTGCCTCATATTTAGCAATTATTTGTGGTTCTTTACCTAATTCGTTTGTTGTTAAAATATTAAAAGAGTTTTCCGTTAAATTTCTAATGTATGGAGTCACAAAGAAATCTCTTATGTATTCTTGATAAGCTTTACCAGTACCTTGGTTTGAAATGTTAGATAAAAACTGTGGGTAATTTTGAGCGGTAATATCGTAATTCTTAAGTTTCAATGTTAAGAATGGTGCACTAATACCTAAACTTGTAACAATATTACTAGTTTCAGAACTTAAAATTAAGTCAGTCAATTGACTTAGTTGGTTACCAGTTGCCCTAACAAAATTTGAATAGTTTGAAGTTAAGAATTGTCTTTCCCAAATTTCATAGAAAAATTTTATTTCCTCTTTGTTAACGTAAGCAATACCATTTGAGGGGTATTCAATCGCATTTATATTAATAATGTTTGTGGTCGCCTGACTATCTGTTGGTACTTGGGCAACAGGTGGATTAAACTTTTGAGTTAATCCTTTCATATATTCTTCAACAAATTCAACTTCAGGCCATTTTTCGTAAAGATATCCTTTTGTAATATCAACAACAGATGGGTCTGCAATATATGTAAGTTGAAACCTTCCCTTTTTATCTTCAGGAGTTTCTTTAAAGAATTGAGGCCAAGGGTAAACAGGAACTTTAGCCGTGGATAAACCTTGATTCTCATTTTGAGCTTCTTGTGATATTGAGGTTTTATCCGTAGTATCAACACCAGGTGCAGAAGACGGGTTATCTAAAATTGCCAATTGTCTTACTGGGTCATATTTAACATTCCAAGCATTTGTATGGACCTCATCCATCAATCTTATGAATGCTTCTGCAGACGCCATAATAACCGCAGAAACATTTCTAACAGTTGGTTTAAATCCTATACCTAATGTTGGGTCTTCAATTTTTCTTTGGAAGTCAGCAGTTAACCTTGTTTCATATTCTGTTAATTGTCTATTAGCCTCAGCTTCCATTTGATATATCAAATTTTCAAACCTTGGTCTTGTAAGGTTTGTAACTGTATCACTTTTAAAAACAAAAAGAGGTGGTATGACAAGATTTGTACTTTTATTAGGATTAGGAATGGCACCTGAACTCAAAGTTGTTTCAAGTTGTTCTGATAATATCTTACTCAAATAATCTGAAGTAGTTTTTTTATCCGCCTCACTTACCACAGTACTCCCTACTTGTTGTTGTGTAGTTTTTTCTAAATCAATATCATTTAGATTAACATTTTCTAATAACGTATCGTAAGTAATACTATTTTTAATGGGTGTGGCACCTCTAGTACCAAGTGTTGGGTTTTCCGCCAATAATTTATTAAATTCCGAAGTATAACCACTTAATAATGTTTTTGCGGTTTGTTGTTTATCAACCTCAATACCATCTTTAAACGTATACGTAAATGTACCGTTTTTCAATACGATAGGCTTTGGATTCATAAAAGTTCCAAACCAAGAAGTTTCAGAACCATAAACCTCATTATAATAATTTTTTAAAGTTTCTTTATAAGCCCTAATGTTTGTTAAGGGTTCAACATCCGCCTTAATATATGTGTTGATAATATTTTTTTCTAAATTTTCTAACGAGTTCATAAACTGAGCAAATGTCAGTTCGGGAAAATCTGGGTCTAACAATCCTTTAGCCTTATACTCACTATATACTTCTTTAACTTTCTGATATCCTTTTTCACTCACAACCTGAACTGTAACATTATTTTGACTCGCAGTCGATTGACCAATATTACCCCCCGTTTGTTTTGTTTGTGCCTCTATATTTTTATTACCACCTTCAGTTGATGTCGGTGATTTAGTAAAATCAAATCTTGTACTGTACATGTGTGGAGCAGCAAGAAGATTACCCATAGATATTTCATTCAAAATATTAAACTTATATCCTACAAATTCTAAACTTATTGAATAGTTTCCACTAAAAGAGTTAAATCTAGCATTAAAAGTTTTTAAATTTAATTGGTATTTTATCGCTTGTCCGTAATATCCCTTTAGTGTTAAATAAAATGGTGGGTATGGTAGGTTAAAAAACGCTGCGTAAGGTGAGTTATCACCCAATTGAAATAGTGCTCTTCCTTGTATGTCTTCTAACTCCATTGTTACTGTAGGAATAAATGAAGTATTTGTAGTTACACTAATATTTGTAATACCTAGTAAACCATTATCTTTTGATGTCCCACCTGGATTTACAACAGTTACTTTATTGTATGGAGTATTACCATTATTTGGTTCTACCAACTGACTACGAATTTGATTATCCCCTAAACCATTTCTGGAGTTTTTACCTGTTAATTCGTCATAATACCCTGTGGTCAACGAAGTCCCCTCAGTAGGTCGTAAAAAATTAATTTTTGCAACAGAAATTACTGTTGCGGTATCTTCAGGAGTTCCTCCAACCGCTAATTTAGTCCTTGGTAATAATTCAGCTTCAAGGTTGGCGAACATAACCATCTTTTCATGGTCAACCAATCTTTCACGAATATTACCAAACGCGTCAATAGTTTTATTCGGGTCAACAACAATTATGTTGTTATAATCAAATTCAACTAAAATATTTCCGCTATTGTCCCCTGGTGTGTTACCTGCCATAATAATAAAAATAATTTTCTAAAGCGGCTTTATAATCCTGTAAAGAAGGTAGTAGTGGATACGGAATAATCAATACCGCACCATCGAATATGTTATTTTCCAAACCACCAAATTGTGGATTTGCCTGTAAAATCAACCAACCAAAATATGGTGAGTTATAATACTCTTGAGAAACAACGTCCAGTCTACTTCTTGCAACTTTATATATGTAGGCCTTGTCCGTAGGTTTTTGTGGTAGTTGCACAAATGGAACTACAGTCTGTTCACCGTTAATTAAGAAGTCACTATATCTATTCCAATATTGATATGCCATTAGTTAAGTTTTACTTTAGAAATAAACACTGATGCACCTAATTCGTCATTCCATGTTTTATTATTTGTGTTTTGGTTTTCAACAGCTCCAAGTCCTTTTATTAGTGTCACCCTACCCTCATCATTCGCATTTTCACTAGTGTAAGTGAACAATCTTTCTTTACCAAGTGTATATGGTGTAAACTTCAAGAAGTTTTGTAATTTTTCTTTTTCAATATAATCAATAAACTCTTTAGTTAAATCATTTTCATTCACAAAAGCGGGTTTAGCACTAACCTTCCAATAAGCGTCAAAAAGATTATTTAAGGTTGTTGTTGAAGTGTCACCAAGAATACTAGGATTATTAAGTATATTACCAATTAAGGCATTTTTAAATGTTTCATACTTTTTATCGTCCACAACATCATTAGAAATTATCATATACACTCTTCTAAATGAAGGTTTATCAAAAAGATTTATTCTACTAAAAGGTACAAATACTTTTTGGTTTTCAGGTAATTTATAACCTTTATCAAAAACCAAAATACCTTCATAAGATTTACCCCCAATACTAAGACCTTTAGTTTCAAAAGTAGTTACTGAACCAACAACTTTATTAAATCCACTAATACCTAAACTAATTAAAGTTAAATCTTCTTTTAGTTCATCTAAAGTATTTGTAACATTTTGCGAACTAGTGTGCACTTGTGAAGTACCAGATATCACATAACTTATAACTTTACCCATCTTGTCTTGTTTTCCATCAGTACCTCTATTGGTAAAAGTAGGTGCATAATAAACAATAGTATTTGACTTCGCTAATGAACGAATATAAATCTGTTGGGCATCAGTCATACTTTGAGTTATAGTTGTTATTGGATTTAGAAAAGAGCCTTTTTTATCCTCAACAAATTTTGAATAATTTTCTTTTAATTGTCTAATTATTTTATTTGAAATATTTTTTTGTGGTTCATTCATAAACTCTATAAAACCTTCATTACTGTTTTTTATATCTTTCAGTAACTCATCAAAAATAACGTCGACTCTTTGTTGGGTATTGTTTGGTTTTCCATACAACACTGTGTCACTTTGAGCGGTAGTAGAGATTTTACCATCCATATAGTTTCTTTCTAACATCCACTGTTGTCTCATAGCATTATTATATTGATTTGCAACCTCTCTATTCTTGTTAACAACTGTAGTAAAATATGTTTGGGTATCCGTTACTAAATTATCCATGAAAGTTTTATAGTTAATTTCACCAGTCTCAATTCCTGAAACATTAACTTGACTACTAACTATACTTCCAATTGTGTTTTCGTTACTTTGTCCATTATCAACCGCAGCATTATTGATTGTTGGAGGCGCAACACCAGAAATTGCCGCAAATTGTAAAAACTCTTTATCCAATACTTGATAACTTGTATCAGTAACATCTGCCCTATCATCGTAAATTTCAGTATTGGCATAGTAGTTAAATGTTAATGCATTCTGTAACTTATCAACAGATTCTTTAAGACCACTACCACCAACAAAATTAAATGCTAATGTTACCTTTGCAATCATTGGCTGAACACCAATCCCTTCAGGGTTAATATCTAATTGTTCGTACGCTAAACTTAAACTTGTTGGGATTATTTTTGTATTATAAAAATCACCAATTCTCAATATTAATACTGGTGGTGTACCAAAAGCTGTGTTTGTGGCATTGTTATATTCTAAAACATCTTTACCACCAACAGATTTTACAACAGGTATAGTATCACCTGGCCTCATACATTGTTGTAAGAATGTTAATCTTGTATTCAATCCTTCAGGTGTAATCGCGTGGAAAGCAGGTTGGAAGAATTTCAATTTATCTTTTAGATTATCAAACACCATAGGTGTCTCTTCTTTGATTACCTCAAAATAATCACACTCAGATAATAAAGACCTCAAAACCCTTTTTGTAATATTATCTCTAACAACTGCAACATTTTCTATTTGAGTTTGAGTTTCAGTTTTAGTTACAACATTACCCGTCACAACAGTTATATACTTGGGTGGTAAAACAGGGTCGGGAGATTTTAACTTATTATCTATTTTTGATATGAACGCCCTTCTACAAGACATTGCAGGTGTTGTGTAAATATCTTTAGCCCCAACCTGAGTATCACCACCAACCGCGTTTTGGTTTGTGTCGGTACAGTTTACAGATTGAGCTGGTGACATCTCATTAACAGAATAAGGTTCTTGAGTCTTTTTAGATTTTAGTGGTGTTGATGTTGCAACTTCACCAAATCCAGTACCACTAACAACCAACAATCTTTTTTCTTCAATATATTTTTTTGTTGCAGGATTCTCGTTAAAAAATCTTATAACCGATGCAATCCTTCTTGCCGCCAAAGATTTATTGTATTCAACAGTTTGTGGTGCAGAACAACTTGAGTCAATAGAAATTGTAACAGTTCCAGAAGTACTATTTTTACTTTTCTCAGCAACATCAATAGCCAATTGTTGAGCAATTTTATAGTTTGGTGTAATTACAGTATTATAAAATTCATCTAACTGAGGACCGTTTGATTTTTTTGAATACGTTGGTTTTTCTTCAATATATTCATCATACATTTCATTGTAATTAGGTGCAGTTTTTGGTCGTGGGTAATCATTTGAAAAATAAAAACCAATTTGTTCGTATTTTGACAAATCAATACCTCCATTACCATTACTACCACCAGAACCTGTAGCTCCTCCACCACTATTTGGTGCCGCGAGTTCAGGTTCTACTTTAATTGTGTTTGCAATATATTCCATTTGTTCCCTTGTAACTTCTTTTGAAGTAATTGCTTGTTGCATTTGAAACAAATCATTTGGATTAATTGTATAGTATTTTTTAGCTAATTCATAGATATCATATTTTCTACACCCCGCAAAGAATGAATCCAATATTCCATCAATTCTTGTCTTGTTAGTTTCATTACCTAAAACTTTATTAACAATAACATTCAATACTGATGGGTGGTCAACAACAATATCCCAAGTTAAACTACCTGTTCTACTTGTATTTTTATATGTATAAATGGGTTCAGGTCTTCCGATAAAATCATTTTGATTCCAACTTGCCTGTACTGATTCGTTGAATGTTAAGTTATATGGTGGGAACCACATTACTCTACCTCCGTTAGGACCTCTCTCACACACCGCCAAATCTGACACAGAGTAACCAGGCGCATTTGATGTCGCCCACGCCAAGTTCTCCAATGAGAACATATATTTCTTAGCATAAGCGTTATTCATCGTACCAATAATATTGGTCGAGTCTTGACCTCCTTCTTGTTTGTTTGGTCCAATGTTAAGATTATAAGTCTTATCCAATACCGACCAAGAAAATCTTCTACCTTCAGTTGTTATACCGTCAGTCTTTTGAAGGTCATTGTATTGTAAGTACGGAACGTCTTTGGCAAACACACGACAGTATTCAGTACCAACCTCTTGTCCGATTGCCCCAACATAACTTAACACTCTTGAACCTTTCGTCATTTCTTTATACCCATCATTGAATACTTTACTAACTTGGTCAATTGCATTACCCGCGTGTTTTAAACGATTACCACCTTGTGGTTGGCTATCAATAATTCTTTGAGTGTCGTCAAGAATAGAACCTTCTCTAAATGTTCTTTCCGTTGACTCAGTGGTATTATACGATGATGGTTTAAAGTCTTCGTCGTCATTAGTTATTTGTCCACCAATACCAACTTTTTTACCAGCATTACCTTTGTATTTTGGTGACACCCATGTGAAACCACCTTCAATACCCCCACCGTTACCATAGGTCGGTCCGTTAGCACCAAGTCTAATTTCTTTACTTGGTCCTTCATATAACTGAGCCAACTCTTCAGGACCATAAACAGGAGCTTGAACTTCATTTCCATAAGGGTCATTTGGTAATGAACCTGATGGTGAAAATATTCTTGATGGTTCAGACGTTGTTGAACCAACGTAATAATTGGC